TTCGGACATAACCGGATCATCCGGGGCTATTCTGTGTCTATGGCAGAAGACGATGAGGACCTGACGCGCTGGCCTGAGGACGACGATCCCGAGTCCCTGGGTGGTGAGGATGACCTTGGGGTGCAGGCATGGGAAGGTGTCCTGGCCTTCCCGAACGACATCGAATACCCGGGGGTGGCCTGATGCCTAGCCCGTACCTGGCACCTTCACTGGCCCGGTTCCGTACCTCGGTCAACATGCGCTGGCCGAACCGGGACAAGAGTTCCGATGGCTGGATTGGGGATGCGGCCCACCAGTCCCGCACGAGTGACCACAACCCTGCCGCCTCGGGTGTGGTCAGGGCCCTTGACCTGGACAAGGACGGCCTGCACGTCCCTACCGTCCTGGCTTCGGCCCTGCTTCACCCTTCGGTGCGCTATGTGATCCACGCGGCCCGGATCATGCATGTCGACAAGCGGTTCAAGCCAGTCAAGTACACGGGTTCGAACCTGCACTACGGGCACATCCACACTTCGATCCAGCACACCAGGGCAGCCGAGGCGGATAAGACCGACTGGCGTCCCGTGTCGTCTCCTTTCACCTGGCCTCTGCTGAAGGCCGGGATGGAGGGCACTGCGGTCAGGCAGCTTCAGGCGTACCTGAACGGGCATGGCTATTCGCTGTCGCTTGACGCCGACTTCGGCCCGGCTACAGACTCGGCTGTGCGTGCTTTCCAGCGCAAGTGGACGCCTAAGGATGTGGACGGCGTTGTCGGCCCTAAGACCTCCTTGGCGTTGAGGACCAAGTAATTCCTTACGGATATGGGGCGTAGCTTGCCGTTGCGTCCCATATAAAAGATCATGGGTGGTATGACGATGGCCCCTTACGAAGATGACGATGTGCCCACGCTACGAGAAGTGAGCCGAACCCTGCGAGACTTCAGGGATGAGTTCCGTCTACAGATGAGCGCCATGGTCCGTAAGGATGTCCATGTCGTGGAGCATCAGAACCTTGATGCCCGCCATACTGTGGTCGAGTCGCGTGTGACCAGGCTTGAGGTCGACCGGGACAATGACCGTAAGGACAAGACGACGGTCCGCAACCAGTTCTACTTCTCGGTTGTCGCGGCTGGCCTGTCCTTGATCGTCGGCATCATCGTGGCGGTGGTGAAGTAGCCATGAGGCTGTGGACGTCGATCCTCGCCGGTCTCCAGGTGATCTCCGGTGGCACGGTCCTGTTGGAGCTGTGGGACTCCCGGTTCGTGGGCCTGTTCGTGCTGGTCATCGCCGGGGCCCAGGCCGCGACGGTCATGTATACCAAGTCTGACCAGGCGCAACGCCCTCAGATCAAATCTGAGCCACTTTAAGGGGGCCATGGTGATCCGGATATACACCTACCGGCTGACTCCACCCGGTGACGCCCTCACTCTGGCTACAGCCATCAAGGCGGCCGGGGACCACGTCGTCAAACACTCCAAGCATGTCCAGAAGGTCGAGACCTTCGCCGACGGTGAGGACATGCTGATCAAGTTGACCGTTCAGGGCCTCGACCAGTGGATGATCAAAAAGCAGGTCGTCTACCCCGTCGCGGGCATCCTCACCAAATGCGGGATCAAGGTCAGGGATGTGAGACTCGATGCCGTGGACAAGCCGCCCGAGGTCCGGGGGTCCTACAAGCGTGCGGCCTCAGGGACCAAACCGGCCCCCCACCCGGACGACATGATCGACCACACCGACATGGGCCTAGACGCCTAGGCACAGCGAAGGGCCCCCAGGGATGTAAGAGATCCCCAGGGGCCCTTGCTTGTGCTCAGTTGAAACTACCGTACTCGTCCAGCATGGCCTCGACATCGGCCCTCTCCTGGTCGGTGAGGACAGCATCAGCCTTCAGCCTGCCCCGCTCATCACGACGCGGGTCGAACTGGGTGATCTCCAGGTCCGGGGCGTCCTTGCCCTCCCCGCGCTGGCTGGCCGCCTTGAGCAGTTCCAGGCGGCGCTGGGTCCTGGTCGACGTGGTGATGTTGCGGACCACCAACTCGAACTCCAGGACCTTCAGTGCGCTGAACAGGCTGTCCGAACGCAGGTTGTCCTTGCTTCCCCTGATCAGCGAGGCAACGGCTGTGCTGTTGAGCTTGTCAGCCAGGCCCTGCGGGGTCAGTTTGCAGTAGCGGCGCATCCCGTCCAGGGCCTTGACGAACCCTTCCTGGTCGGTGAAGATCCACTCCTGTTTCCTGTCCCCAGCCGGGCGCAGCAGCATCTCGAAACTGAGCTTCGCGAACGCCGGGACCAGGGTGTCCGAGCGCAGGTTGGTCTTCACCCCGCGAAGGATGTCGACGGGGCCACGGAAGCCCAACTTTGCGTGCAGGCCCTGATGGCTCAGCTGGCGAAACTTGCGGGTTCCGTCCAGGGCCCTGACGAAGCTCTCCTGGTCGGTGATGACGAACTCGCTGACGGGAGGCTTCACGGCCATCAGATACCGAACTCCTTCAGCTCCACGAGCTGCTCGACCCGGTTCCATGCCAGGGGACGCGGGGGCTTGCGCAGCGTCTCCATGTTCGTCTTGTTGTTGAACCAGCCGTTGAACACGGTGATCAGCATGTCAAGCTGGTCGACGTTGTCCAACTCGCCCCGGTCGGTGCGGTTGAGCCGGTTGTGCAGGGCCGTGATCGGGTAGCCCATCTTCGTGTCGCGGGACTCGACGAAGATCTCGTGGAAGAACAGCTCACGCAGGTCGGACTCCTCACCGGCATCGCGGCGCTGGTGGTCCAGCACGGTCAGCAGAATCCACATGGTGCCCCAGGTGGACGTGTTGATCCCGGCCCGCTTGTTGCCCGAGGTGTTGCCGAACCGGGCGGCCTGCTCGAACTTGAAGCCGTACTTGGCCTCCATCGCTTCCTTGTGGGCGTCCTTCTGCGCGTTGGACGGGGTCGCGCCGAGGAACTGGGCGCTGTCGACCCGGCCCAGGTTGCGCACGGCGTAGTTGCCCTTGTCCCACCACCAGGACCGGCCGATGAGGGCCGCGACCAGGGTGTGGTGGGCGATGCCGCGCATCCGGAGCAGGTCGGCGTAGGTGCGCTTGCGACCGGCGTCGATGGTGAGCATGGCGTCCTTGTCCACACCCCAGACGATGAGCAGGACCTGGGCCTCGCCGGACACGACGATCGAGGTCAGGCGGTGCTGGCCGTCGAGCAGCTCGTTGTCCTTGGAGATCTTGATCGTGTCGCCGTTGATGATCCAGTCCTGGGTGGCCATGTCCCCGGCGTAGCGCTCAACGGCGTGCTCGGAGATCATGCGCTGGCCCTTGGTGTTGAGCTTCAGCAGCTCACGGGCCTCGTCCGGGCCGACTTTAGCGAAGTAGACCTCGATGCCTGGGGCTTCTTCGTGGTTGAGCTTGCGCACGGCGGTGGATGCCTGGGCGTTCATTTCTGTCCCCTTCCCAAGGGCTCATTTGCTTACGTTGAAGATGTTACACACACACGACTGTTTGTGCAAGAAGTACTCGGAAATGATCTTGTCAGTGCGGGTCGGCCAAGCTCAGACCCAGGTCGGCCAGGACAGCTTTGATGTTGGCCAGGGTGCCCGGACCCATTGACCTCACGTCAGCCAAGTCCTCCTCGTTGTACTCCAGCAGCTCGCGCAACGTGGCAATCTGGGCGTACTTGAACCGGCCCAGGGCCCGGTAGTTAAACCCGTCCACGTGGCCGACAGGGGTGTCCAGGTCGATCTGCTCTGAATCGGACATCGTTCTCTCCTTAGGGCAAATTTAAGGGGGCCTGCGCTGGTCAGCTAGGCAGGCCCCCGGCTATCCGGGACCGCATGGAGGATGCGAGACAGCCTCATGTGATCCTACGACAGATCAGGTCACTTGAACAGCAGAACCCTCGAACCCAACGGCAGGTGACGGTTCACCGAAGTCGACTGCGGGAAGATGTCATACTCCCCACCCTTGACCGGCTGAGGCTTGATCCGGGTCGCCCCAGGTGCCACGACCAGGGCCTTGGCTTCCCTGCCCCGGTAGACCTTCTTCGTCACCCGGTGAACGATCGCGATGTCCTTCTCGTCCGACCAGCGCTCCGACTTGACCAGCTCGTAGTAGGCGTTGCCCGCCACATACTTGCGCCCGGTCTCCTCGATGAACGGCATGATCTCGACGTTCTTGATCCCGTTCGGGTTCTTGCGGGTGATCGACTTCTTCGGGATCACGTACGCCAGGGAGGACGTCGAAGCCAGGGCCACCGGCACGATCATGAACTGGTCCGGGTCGATCGGCTTCAGGTTCGACGCATCCACCTGGGCCTGGGTGACGTTGTTCGCGAACAGGCCCGTAGTGCTACGAACACCCGAGGCGCGGGAGTCGTAGAACGTCTGGGTGGCCCCACGGATCTCGCCCTCAGCCTTCTTCAGGCCCTCGCGGGACACATCCCAGACCATGACGTTGCCGGTCGGGAAGCCACACGAGCGAACCAGGCGGGTCTTGCACATGATGTCCGGGACCAGACCGGCAATCGTCCAGTTCTCCGGAAGGTTGGTGATCTTCTCCGACAGTTCCTGGGTCAGCGTGACACCCTTGTGCCGCCTGACCGCATCCGAGTGGTTCTCCTCCCCATCGGTGAGGACGAACATCAGGAACGCGTGGTCACCGTGGAGCTGGGCAGTCTGAGCCAACTCCTCGATAGCGATCAGGGTCGCCGCGACCAGGGCAGTCATGCCGCCGTCGTGGTACCCGGCGAACAGCGAACCCGGCTTGATCCGCATGACGTCGGTGTCGTACATGGTGCACTTGACTGTTCCGCCGAAGATGTACACCGAGACGTGGGTCTCCTGACCGGTCTCGGCGTCCAGGCGCTGAAGTTCGGCGATCTGGTTGTCGAAGACCTTCGACACCTCATTGCGCAGACCCGACATGGAACCCGAGTCGTCCACGACGAACACGACGTGGTTGAGCAGGCGAAGCTTGGTGGTCTGGAAGCGCTGGAATGGTTGTGACATGCTGCCCCTTCCGTTGAGCTGATGCTGTCCTCACCCCCAGATTCGAACTGGGAACCTTCTCGTTATCAGCGAGATGCTCTGACCGTTGGAGCTAGATGAGGTCAGGATGGAACGACCAGGGAAGAATCGTCCCATCCGGGTGTGACATTTACTGGATGATCAGGTTGCCATCGGCACCGAAGACGATGACACCCTTCACTTGTTCCCCTTCCTCGGGAGTGTCCCCACCCGGACTCGAACCGGGAACCTCCACCTTAGGAGGGTGGCGCTCTGTCCATTTGAGCTATGAAGACGTTGAGCCCCGCGCAGGACTTGAACCCGCAACCACCTGATTACAAATCAGGTGCTCTACCAGTTGAGCTAGCGAGGCGTAGTCGGCCTCCCGAGATTCGAACTCGGAACCGGCTGGGTGTGGACCAGCTGCTCTCCCGTTGAGCTAAAGGCCGTTCATGTTGCGTGGTCACGGCAGGACTCGAACCTGCGCTCACCTACGTGTCGGGTAGGCGCTCTGCCGCTGAGCTACGTGACCTTGGACTGGGGAGTGCCCGCGTAGCACTCGGGCCGAAGCCCAGCAGGTACCACCCTCAGCTAGGTGCACCTAACAGTCAGGTAGGCCATGCCTCCCAGGTGGACCTGGCGCGATTCGAACGCGCATCCTCCACCATGCCGAGGTGGCGCTCTACCGTTAGAGCTACAGGCCCTTCGCTGCCAGAGCGGGACTCGAACCCGCATCAATCGGCCTAGGACCGACACCCCACAATCAGGGGCCCCCTTCGCCACTCGGGGCAGTCTGGCATTGGCCCTGGCTAGCGGCAAGAAAGCCAGGGATGGTGGGTGAGGATGCTTCCAGCAGCCAGCTCGAAACAAGTCGCCCCTCACCTTCCGGGTGTCTGAGCGGTAACGATCCGCCTACCTCCCGGGTCACAGCCGGGCGCTCTGCCTTTGAGCTACAGACACCATGACCTTGGGCTAGTTGGTACCTAACCCAAGGCTTTACTCTTCCCCCTCAGGAAGCGTGGGACGGGCAAGGATCGAACTTGCCATGCCGGAGCGAGGTGGTTACAGCACCCCTGGAACACCAGTTCCTTCCGTCCCTTGCTGCGGAGAACCGAAGATTCGAACTCCGGGGGCAACCGAGGTCACCCAACTGGTTAGCAACCAGCCCCTATAGACCGCTCAGGCAGTTCTCCTGGCCTTACGAACTTCGTTGTACCTTCGATTCTCAGCCAACTTCCACGCCTTACAGAGTTCACATCTGCACTTAAAGTGCTGATACATGTGCCCCCGACCGTGATCCGTCTTGCGTCGATCCCGAAGTGTCTTGTCAAGGTGACACTTTCCGCAGAGTACCTGGCATTTGACCAGCTCAGCTTCGCGGTGCTCCTTGCTCCAGCCGAACATCCTGCCCCCAGAACTGCGCTTTAGCCTAGGGTCCTTGGTGTTCGGATCGACATGATCGATTTCGAGTTCCTCGGTTGAGCCGCACATCGCACAGGATTTGTCGCTTAGGTACTCAGCCCGACGCCGTTGAAGCCATTCGCGCTGATACTCACGCTTCCTGTCCCCCGTATAGGCCACGGTTCAATCTTACATCTTCCGCAGAGGGTAGAAGAATCGAACTCCCAGGCTTTCACCCCTGGCACGGTTTTCAAGACCGCTTGCCCACCATGGGCGCTACCCTCCATGCGGGCCCGTTTCGCTAAGGGGTAAAGCCGACCATTGCCTAGGTAGTCGACCACTTCTTAGCCGGTGTGGAACCCATACACCGTGGTCACATCAGGGCTTGAACCTGACACCTCCCGGGCTTCAACCGAGCGCTCTGCCATCTGAGCTATATGACCTTGCCGTGCCCGGAACAGGACTCGAACCTGCAACCCCTTGCGGGGACTAGCACCTCAAGCTAGCGCGTATACCTTTCCGCCACCCGGACTTGCGCGGCCCATACCGGATTCGAACCGGCGATCCCCACCTTGACAAGGTGGTGCCTTAACCAACTAGGCCAATGAGCCTTACGGCATACGTGAACATCCCAGGTATGCGAGCCAGGTAGGGGTCACACTGCGATCTTGCCTTGTAGTGCAGCCTGTCCGCTCTCCCACCAGGATTCGAACCTGGGACCACCGCATTAACAGTGCAGGGCTCTGCCATCTGAGCTATAGGAGAATGTCGCGGTGCCCCACGGGGGAGGGCTCGACCCAGCCGCGCCTGGGTGACCAGGGAGGGTCGTGGTTCCGGTCAGACTCGAACTGACATCCTTCGCATTAAGAGTGCGCTTCTCAGCCTATTGAGATACGGAACCGTTGTTAAGTTGGCAGACCGATAGGAGTGGCCCTCCATGTGCACAGCTCGGCAGGGATGGAAGCTGCCTCACGTGCGACTTCAAACTTGTCACCCGATGCCTCGGTCCTAACAGCTTCGGGTCGCACACTCCAGGGGCGATCACCCCTGAAATCCCCTGGGTGTGCTGATATGTCGCCTTGGGTGGCTTACGTCGGGCGAACGAAGACCTCGTACGCCACCCAAGTTTGCCCTGACCAGGCTTTGTTCCGTCAGCATCACAGCGGCGCATCCACACCTGCACTTTGAGCGGAGACTCGTGCAGTTGTCAACGAACCATGTAGCATGTCCCGGGATCTCCCCGGGCCCCATACGCCTGGTCAGGAGCTATTCAGTTCTCAATGAACTAAGCGCAGATTGCAGGAGTTGAACCTGCCCTGCCGCCCATTGGCACCGGTTAAAGGCCATCCGGGAAGCTGTGCCCACTACACCAATCCACTACCGCAGGGAGCTACCCTCCGGCCAGCCCGACGATGATCAGTCGTCAGGTCTTCGTTCCCCAGCTTCCCGCCTTCATCTCCTGATGTCGGTATGACGGCTATCTGGTTCCTGCGTTGCGGGATCGGGAGTTGAACCCGAACCACCTGGGTTATGAGCCCAGTGCTCTGCCGTTAAGCTACCCCGCGTTAGACCTAGGTTGGGCCAGGGTCTAGGTCCCCCTGTCTACTGGGCTGAGCGGCAAGAACAGTCCAGGCGAGTCGGGATAGAAGGACTCGAACCTTCGATGACCTGCTCCCAAAGCAGGTGGGCTGGCCGCTGCCCTATATCCCGTTGTGTCGAGCCGCCCGCCCCCACTCCCAAGTTTGACCGGGCGGTTCAACAAGGAGAACACTACTCATGGGGCAGATGTTTGTCAACTCCTTCCCCACCTGCAACTTCTCCAACCTCACCGTACCTGCCAAGCAGCCGAACCAGTTCCTCCCGCGTCACCCTGATGCCCCCGCCCGGGGTTCGGATGACGGCCACCTCACCTCGGGCGATCCACCCGTACAGGGTCTTCGTGTTCAACCTGAGCAGTTCGGCCACCTCGCGGGCCTTGTAGAGTTCATGCTCCAACTTGATCATCGTGCCTCCCATAGCCTGCCAGGACCAGCAACTCAGACATCTGAGCCAAAGTGGTCACCACGTAGTACATGCTAGGGTCCTTCACCCCTTTTGGGGCGATTCGGACACATGAATGAGTGCAGTTCGCGGCAACCATCTGGTCCATCGAGTGCCCGGACATCTCCTTCGTCCACACCGAGATCTCATCCAGGTCAGCGTGCTTGACCGCAGCCTGCACCAGGGCCATGAACTCGTGCGCGTACATGAGCGAGTACCAGGACCCTGTGCGGGTAGTCCCGACCATCCTCGGCTTGGCGACCACGAAGCCGAAATCTGCCTGGGCATTGTCCCGCTCCACCTGGGCTTCCTTGAGCCACTGGTTGAAGGCGTAGGTCTGGACTGACTTCACCTCGACTACTACCCCGGGAATGCCCGTGATGTCGCCCCTGTCCTTGCCGCCCTGGAGGGCTAACCTTTCGGCCCAGGGGAATCCTGCGGTACGCAGAAAGGACACCACGGCTGACTCAGCGGCGGTGCCCTTCTGCTTCGGCTTATTCGTCACATCACCCATCCTAGGACGGATGTGATCTTTTGTCTCTAGGTGCCCAGGGCCGTCTTCAGCGCCTTGACGATGATCGGCCAGTCGTGGAACTCGCGCATCGAGTGGTCGACCGACTCGGCATACCAGCCCTCGTCGGTCAGCGCACAGGCCAGGGTGGTGAGGATGGAGGTCACCTGTTCCCGGTCGATCTCACCGGCAAGGAAGTCGACTTGAAGGTGCTGGGCCACCTCGCGGAAGACGTGGTTGCTCATCACCAGTCCTTGAGGATCTGGGCCGCCTTGATGTGCACATCAGCCAGCCTGGCGTAGGCCTGGACCTTCTCGACCGTGATCTCCGAGTACGCCTGGGTCAGGACCAGGGCACCCTTGGCCAGTAGCGACTCGGCCTTGTTCATGTGTTCCTCGGGGCCCATGCCCTTCCTCTCCGGCTGGTCATCCCATGTGATCGAACCCATCGTTACCTCTCCCCTGTGATCATGAATATGCCTGCCGCGCACATGGCCCCGAAGACGATGCCGCAGACGGTGAGGACAGTCCAGCCGAGCACGTAGGCGGCTTTCCACAGCATCGTCTCGGGC